TGAGAATGTTATACCACCCAGGAGGACTTATGAAAAAAAATTTTATATCCTTACTTTTTGTTTCTGCTATAACTGTCGGCCTTTTATCAGCCTGCAGCTCTGCACCTGCCGATGATAATGCTACGAATCCTAAAGCTAAAACCGTCACTTCCCAAGCCAATCATGACACCAATTCTTCTCCTGTCTCTGTGACACTGAACGAAGTCGCCCATTCTATCTTCTATGCCCCGCAATACGTTGCGATTGAAAATGGGTATTTTGCGGATGAAGGAATTAATTTGACTCTTGTTACTGGTTTTGGGGTAGTTTAGTTAGTACAAGACAATATTTATTATTTTACCCGTAACTTCTGTCCTACATAGATCACATTCGGATTGCTGATTCCATTCAGCTGCGCAACCTTCTGGTAGGACGTGCCGTATTCAGCTGCAATACCGGAAAGCGTATCTCCAGACTGGACAGTGTAATACTGTGCGGATGAAGCACCTAACTTACCGTTCACGATATTCTGAATCGTATTGTAGTCATATCCGGCAGCTGAAAGACGATTCTTTCTGTCGTTTCCGTTGCCCCACTTACCGGCAAGAACTTCCTGTGCGATCTGCTCATTTGATTTTCTGGCAAACGCAGCGTTGATCTTGTTCTGGACTTCTGTGTAACGACTACCGAGAACAACCTTTCTTGTGTCACCGTTACCATATTTACCAGCTTTCACTTCGTTCACCAGTGTATCTACGGATGCAGAATAGATATGGTCGATGAAGCTCTGCACTTCCGTATACCGTGTTCCGAGGGCGTTCTTGCGGTTGTCACCATCACCGTACTTGCCCTGCATGACTCCAACAACCAGATCGAGCGTGGATCCGCCCGGAGTATTCACTGTCGGTTTCGGTGTTTCTGCCGGTTTGGTTGTGTTTCCTTTTCCGGCATACTTGTTCCATGCGTCCTTGTCGCCGTAGAATTTATCCAGATCGAGATTACCGCCCCATCCATTCAATCTACCACAAGAGCTATACTGCCGGATAACACAAGTATAAGCTCCCTCATTCCACGGCTTATCCTGATAGCCTGTGGCGTTCATGTCTGCGTACTGTGCAATCCAGAGTCCATAGTTTCCGATATTGTTGAATTTATAGGCTACAGACTGCGAACAATACAAAAGAGGTCTTACGCCTGTTTTCTGGTATACATAGTCAAGCCAGCTCTTGCACCATGCAAAATCCGAGCTACCGAATGCCGGGTTGCTCTTCCCCTCCCAGTCAAGACAGAGAATTGCTTCGCCTACACGTTTTCCGATTCTATCAAGGAAGTAATCTGCTTCTTTCTGGTAATCTCCACCATTCGCATAATGGTAGATACCGAGACACTTTCCGGCGTTCTTAGCCTGTGCGTAAGCTCTTGTGAAATCTGGATTCACGTAGCCTGTTCCCTCTGTTGCCTTTACGATCACAAAATCGCACGGGACCACACTGAGGTCAATTCCTGCCTGGTAACTTGCAATATCAATTCCATTCATTGCCATAATGTTTCTCCTTTCAAAAAGAGGGCGACTATTCGCCCTCTGAATCATTATCTACTTTCACCTGATCTTCCACCTGCGATCGGATGTGTTTCACAAGCGGCTGCATAAATGCCGGGATATTCACTCCCATGTCCTGAATATTTTCTAAAATACTGATAATCTCATTGCAGATCAGCCACATTGCCACGACACACGCCACCAGAAATGTAACCGGTGACTTCCAACCAATTGAAGTTGATGCATATAGAAGCATTTCATCAATAATCGCTCCCACAACTACCAGCAGCCACATAGATACCTTTTTGAAAATTCCTCTGATACTTTTATAGGAATTGATATCCTGTGCTCTGTATTTGCTTGCCATAAGTCCGGTAGCATAATCAATCAGATTACATGCCACCAGCAGGATCACCGGCACTGCAAGCACTCCAAGAAGCGCTGACAGGAAAGCAAATACTGCCGTAAAAATTGCTTTGATATAGTTTGCCTGTTCCACTTTCATATTCCTCATTCTTTCTTCATGAATTTACCGGCTTTGCTGCTCCGGTATAAGATATCGGATAATCGTATGGATAGTCATACGGATAATCAACCGTTTCCTGGATCTGTACAGAAATCGTAAATTTTTCCCCGGTCGCAACCGTATTTTTGCTTAATTTCACATCTGTAATTTTAAGCATTAAACCACCTCAACTTCTATCCTTGCTTTCCTGATCGAATCCGCAACCGTATAAGTCACTTCCAATATATGTGTTCCTTTTTCTTTCGGAGCAATCTTGCAATCAAGATAATGCTCATTGATATCACACTCTCCTTGCACCACTATGTCTGTGTAACGTGCCAGCTCATAAGATGCTGTCAGAATCGTAAATGGCTCATCGTTAGGACTTCGCACCAATAGCTTAACGTGCTTGTCTTCGCCCAGGATAAATCTAATTTTGTTCACAACACCCCCCCTTCCGTGTATCGGATAAATTACCTCCACAAAGAGCGGATCTGGCTCTGCGATAACTTGATACTGCTCCGGAACTGCCTCTACAGCATAATCTTCCGGAATAACTGTAATCTTATAGTCTTCCGGAACAACTTCCACCATATAATCAAGCGGAACAAGTCTTACGCATAGAGTAGCTGGATCAACGATCAACAGCATCTTCGTGCAGTATGCAATATTGCCTGCATCATTTTCTGCCGTCAGCTCCACCACATACATTCCATCTAAATCATAAGGGACCGTGGCATTCCACCGGTCCCCTTCAGCTCTCTCAAATATTACTTCTTTTCCATCTATCTTACCGCTTACCTTTACTACCATAGGCGCACCGCCTAGTCTGTAATTTCAACAGCGATAATGAATGTTTTTCCGCAGTCTACTGGGTTCGGAGTAAGAGTGATTGACTTAATCACCGGAGCTGACGTATCGACAGTAACCTTACGTGTGACTGTAGTAGTCTTTCCGGCTTTGTCTTTAGCTACGATTGTGATGGTGTTTGCACCCTCAGCAAGAGTCACATCCTTAGTAAATGTTCCGTCTGTTCCGACCGTTACAGTTGCTCCATTTACCGTTACTGTAACTGGCTTAGATGATACGTCATCTGTTTTACCACTTACCGTTACCGTCTTCTTGTTGGTTATAAGGTCATTTGATGGAGCCGTGATCTGCAGTGTCGGAGGCACTGTATCAACTGTAAATGTTGCTGTCTTAGCTGCAGCTGCATTACCATCGTTGTCGGATGTCTTGACCGAAATCGTATGTGATCCATCTTTTAACGTCGGTGATGTGCACGTGCACTTATATCCACCGTCAATAGCAGTCTTTGTTACCGTCGATACGGCTGTACCATCAACTGTGACTGCGATTGTTCCTGCATTAACCCCTGAATCCGCATCTTTTACCTGGAATTCGATAGTCGGAGTTGTATTTGTGATATAAGCTCCTGCAGACGGAGATGTGATCGTGATAGTCGGTGCTGTCTTTTCTTTTACACGGAGTTTAAGTGATGCGCCGAGAGTAGCATGACTCTGATCTACCGTGGTAGTATTGCCAGCCTCATCTGTAGCCTTTACTGTTCCGCCAAGAACATGGTCCAGCTGATTATAGCTCGACTTACTTGGAGCTGTAACCGTAGCTTCCCATTTCCCGGAGGTCGAATTATAGGTCAGATTGTATGTCTGACCATTGAATATATATTGAGCTGTTTTTACTGCCATCTACGCTTCACCTCTACTGCTTGTCTTCTGTTACCAGATCTTCTGCTCCGGAATCAATCAGGACCTCTTTTACCTTATCCTTTAAAAGTCTCGGTACCTGTGAATAAGTTTTCTTTCCTAACATAATCTGCTGTGCCCATAACATTGCCATCATTTCTTTTCCTCCTGAAATTTGTAATAATATGAATAAAAATAAAATGGTTAATACAATTATCGTTTTACTGATATACCGTTTCAGACATTTCCAAAATGCATCCTTCGAGCATTTCATTTTTCTCCTCCGCTTTTTCGACTCTTGACTGCAGGTTCGTATTTTTCTCTTCTGCTTCTTTAAGTCGTGCCTCCAGAGCTGCCATCCGGCTGTCCGGATCTTCTCCTTCCCGGTACATCAGCACACCAAGGATGCCGGCTGTGTACTTCACGATTGCATCGAACTTTGTGTAGTTTTCATACACAACGGTATCTTCATCCCGTTCGCTCACAGACATTCTCTTAGTTGTTGTCGGATCAGAGAATAAAGTCTTCAGCTGAT